CCTGAGCAGGTTAGACGGCAATCTGAGGCTATTGCAAAGATGTATGCTGAAGGTAACACCAACGAGGCTCCCGCTCCTGCGGATGAGACTACGGGTGCGACCGGCGTACAGGCTGGGCAAGCCGACAGTGAAGCTAATACTGCACCCGAGTCGGCGCCTAACGAGCAAAGGCGATCCGACACCAGTAGCGACGACAGCACTGCTGAACAGCGTTATCGCACCCTTCAGGGTATGTATAATGCTGATACTGCCCGCTTTAGGACAGAAAATCAGCAGCTTAGTAATAGGGTTGCACAACTAGAGCAGTTACTATCTACGTTATCCGCACCGGCTCCGACCACTTATGCTCAGGCTGAGCGGTTGGTGACTGATAAGGATGTCGAGGATTATGGCGACTCCATCGAAGTCATGCGTCGTGTGACTCGTGAGGAGGTTTCGGCGGCTAACCGCCGGGTTGCCGAGTTGGAGCAAGTGGTTCGCCAGTTGCAGACCAATGTAGTTCCTCGTGTTGAGCAGGTCGCTCAACGTCAGGCTGTAACGGCTGAGCAGGCTTTTTGGAGCGAACTAGCTACGGTGGTCCCTGAATGGCGTGATATTAACGCCAGCCAAGACTTCCATAGTTGGCTGCTTGAGGTTGATCCTCTGACCGGGCTTACCCGGCAGACCTACCTTGATGATGCTCAGCGTAACCTCGATGTGCGCCGTGTTGCTGCTTTCTTCACTGCCTGGGAAGGTTCAAATGGTCGATCTGTTGCTCAACCAAATCGGGGCGTAGTGGATTCCCAACTCGATAAGCAGGTAGCTCCGGGGCGTAGTCGCGGGGGCAGTGTCCCCTCTACACAAGCATCGAAGACCTATTCCCATAAGGATATCGCCAAGTTCTTTGATGATGTTCGTAAGGGTGTTTATCGGGGTAAGGAATCTGAACGCGACCGTATCGAGCGCGATATCTTTTCCGCACAGCGGGAGAATCGCATTGTCGCAAATGGTTAAATGGAGATAAGCTATGAGCTTCCCTGTTGCTCCTGGCCGTCCCAACTACTCGGGGAATTTCATCCCTGAGATTTGGTCCGGCAAACTGATCGAAAACTTCTATGACGCCACGGTCCTCGCGGCGATTTCCAACACTGACTACGAAGGCGAGATTCGTAATCAGGGTGATACGGTGAATATCCGTACGACCCCGAACATCACGATCCGCGATTACGTCAAGGGGCAAAATCTTGTCGTGGAAAACCCCGACAAGCCGAAGCTCCAGTTGGTTATCGACAAGGGCGAATACTTCGCTTGCGTTGAGGATGATATTGATCGCGTTCAGTCTGATGTGAAGCTGATGGACCTGTGGTCCAAGGATGCTTCTGAGCAGATGAAGATCAAGATCGACCAGCGCGTTCTGACCGACATGCTGCCGGACATTGCGTCTGGTAACAAGGGCGCCACCGCTGGTGCGGTGTCTTCCGCGTTCAACCTCGGCACGACCGCTTCTCCGCTGTCTGTGTCTAAGGATGGCGCTGGTGGCACTGCTTCCGTGCTCGATCTGATTGTGGATATGGGCACCGTGCTTGATGAAGCTAACTGCCCTGAAGCTGGTCGCTTCCTGGTAATTCCGGCCCGCATGGCCGGTCTGATCAAGAAGTCCGAGCTGAAGGATGCTTCTCTTGTTGGTGACAGTATTTCCGTGATCCGCAATGGTCGCCTTGGCATGGTGGATCGCTTCACGCTGTATGTCAGCCATAACCTAAAGGTTGACACTGGCGGGAAGTACAACATCATCGCTGGTACGAAGATGGGTCTGACGTTTGCTTCTCAGATGACTGAGATGGAATCGATCCGCTCCGAAACGACCTTCGGTGACATCATCCGTGGCCTCCAGGTCTATGGCTATAAGGTTGTGAAGCCTGAAGCCTTGTCCCAGGCCGTTGTGACCTTCGCCTAAGGAGCACCGACATGACCGCATTTACTGACTCCTACGGTTTTAATAAGGGCTCCACAGCCTACCCGTCCACCTACACCAACCGCTTCACGGTAGTTGAGATTGATCTCGACTTTGCTAAGATTGCGGCTGCGCGTTCGGCGGCGGGTGTGGCTGCACTGGCCTCTACCGACACCCTGGTTCTTTGCACGCTGCCGAAGGGTACGTTCGTTCTGAACGGCTCTGCGGTGCTTGTGAAGGCTGAGGGCGCTGCTGCCAACATTGATGTTGGTATCGGCGGCGGTACCACCGACTTCTGGATCGACGGGTTCGATCTGAATGGCACGGCTGGTGCTGTTGGCGGCTATGCTGATACGGCGGCTTATCTTGCTACGGCTGCTACCAACGTGCTGCTGACCATGAACAGCAACAGCGTTGATACGGCCCGCGTGAAGATTCAGCTTGCTGTGATCGACATGGGCGCCGATCAGGGTAGCATCCCAAGCGCATAACCCGGTGGGGGCTTCGGCCCCCATCTCCAACAGGAGATAGATCATGGCTCTCTATACGGGTATTACGCAGTCTAACCTACGCGCTATTGAAGCGAAGGTTGATAGCCTCGTGGTTGGTACGGTTACCAGCATTGCTGTTCCGGTTTCCGCCGGTTCAACTTTGACTGTGACCGCTGCCTCCCATGCCGGGAAGATCATCGCTTTGGATACCGCTACAGGTTCCACTGTGACGCTTCCTGCGGCAACCGGTACGGGTAACGTGTACACCTTTGTGACCAAGGCTCTTGCTACCAGCAACAGCCATGTGATCAAGGTGGCCAATGCGACCGATGTGTTGTCTGGGTCGTTGACCGTGGTTGATAATGCCGATGGCACTGCCACGACATTTGGCACCGTGGCTGCGAGCGATACGATTACATTGAACCGCACCACGACCGGCTCGGTGAAGATTGGTGAGCGTATCAACATTGTTGATGTGGCTGCTGGTTATTTCAGCGTCACTGGCACTGTTATCGCTACCGGTTCTGAAGCTACGCCGTTCAGCGCAACCGTGTCTTAATGAATAGGGGCTTAGGCCCCTATTCTCCTTTTTACTCAGGAGCTACGTGATGCCCACAAACCTGACTGGTAGTAAGATCAAGGATACTTACAGCCAGCTCCTTCATGTTGATGGGGGTCCAGCGGCATCTGAGAAAGTGGTCTATAGCGCCACGGGCGTGGCCACAGCCCTCAAGGTTGGTACAGGTTCTGCGTCTGTTGATAATCTGAAGTTTGATGGCAACACGATCTCCTCAACCGACACCAACGGCAACATCAACATCACCCCCAACGGCACTGGCGCGGTGGTGATCCCCACGGCTCAGTTCACGACGATCTCTGGTACCACGGTCAGCACGGTCAACGCTGCGGCGCACCTTGATGCGACGGGCACAACGCTAACGGCGGATGGGACCGATACCAACATCGACATCACGCTCACGCCGAAGGGCACCGGTTCCATCATCCTGCCTAAGGTGGCCATCACCTCCGGCACCGTGCCGTTCAACACCGTCACCAATCGGGCCTATGCCTCGTTCTACGATGCGGGGACTACTGATCAGACTGGCAGCACTACAGACCGCACGGCGGTCAAGTGGGCGACCGCCGCCGTGACAGGCGCCGGTATCACTGTTGCCAGTAACAGTCGCATCACGCTAGCCGTAGCGGGCACGTATCGGTTCAATGCGAGCCTCCAACTTCGCAATGCTGATAGTAACGACCATGATGTAACGGTGTGGTTTGCTAAGAACGGCACTAATATTGCCGCTACGGGTGCTCGGGCAGTTATACCAAAGCTCACTGATGGCGGTACTTACTTACTAGCATATGAAATTTTTGAAACCGTGGCTGCTAATGACTATGTAGAGATGTACTGGTACCCGGAAGATATCGACGTGACGTTACACTACGTCGCTGCCGTGGCGGCGAGCCCGGGTGTGACACCTGCGATTCCCTCTACTCCCCCCGCAATCGTCGTGGTCGAGAGGATCGCTTAATGGCCAAGACCCCTGCATGGCAGCGTAAGGAAGGTAAGAACCCGGAGGGCGGTCTGAACGCCAAGGGGCGCGCTTCCTACAACAAGGCCAACCCAGGTAAGCCAGGGTTGAAGGCCCCTCAACCCGAAGGCGGTCCTCGCCGCGACAGCTTCTGTGCCCGGATGAAAGGGATGAAGAAGAAGCTGACCAGCGCCAAGACGGCCAATGATCCCAACAGCCGTATCAATAAGAGCCTGCGGGCTTGGAATTGCTGATGGCCGCGTCGATCCCCAAGAACCCCTCCCTTTGGTCTCGCGTGAAGGCTGAGGCCAAGGCTAAGTTCAAGGTGTACCCGAGCGCCTATGCTAATGCGTGGGCTGCGAAGGAGTACAAGAAGCGCGGCGGTACGTGGGGAGGCTCGGACAACCGGGTATCCAAACGTGGCTAAGGGCGGTCTCGGTAAGTGGTTTGGTGAGAAGTGGGTTGATGTAAAGACCGGGAAGCCATGTGGTCGATCCGGTGCCAAGGATACTCGCGGGTATCCTGCTTGCAGGCCAAAGGCCGCAGCCGCTAAGATGACTTCCTCACAGAAGCAGACTATGGCGGCGCGTAAGACAGGCCCTGCCCGGCAGTCGTGGCCCGTTACCCCTTCTGGAAGGAAGAAGTGAATGACTATCCGATACCTTAAAAGCCGTAAGGATGGGTGGATTTTTGAGTGGGACCCCATCCTGGCTCAGAACCCGATTCTGTATGAGGTGACTGAGGAGGAGGCTTATCCCGAGCGATTCATCCCGGTTGCGGCGATTGAAGCTGTGTCTGCTAAACGCACTCGTAAGAAAGCCGAACCTGTGAATTTATTTACGGCTGACATCCCAGAAGAACCGGGTTATACTAATGAAGCCCTCAATGCTGAGGCTTCTAGGGGTCTGCCAACGTGACACCTTCGGACGTAATCGTGGAGGCGCGTAAGCTCCTTCAGGATACACAATCACCGTATCGCTATAGCGACACAGACCTTGTCGGGTATGTGAACCAGACGCTAAAGCGGATGGCGGTGTTTCGTCCGACTTTGTTTACGAATATCACAAGTGTTCCGCTCACTGGTAATACGGTCATTCAGGACCTACCATCGGATGCTCACCGGCTTGTTCAGATTTTCTATATAGATAACTACAATTCGGTGAATGAGGTTGAGCGGGAAATTCTTGAACGGGCTTATCCACAATGGGTGTCTGACCCGGCGGGAATACCGTTCAATTTTATTCGCCATCCGAGGAACGCTACCAAGTTCTTCCTCTACCCCCGGCCTATTGCCAATCTGACGGCTACCGTGGAGTACGTGGTTGAACCTACAACATATTCTCTTAACGATACCATCCTGTATCTGAAGGACACTTACCTCGGTGTGGTCGTTGATGGCGTTGTGTTCCTTGCTTCCTCGATTGATGATGAGCATGTGAACTCCAACCGCGCCAAGTTGTTTTTGGATTCCTTTACGCAGGCTTTGGGGGTTGACCTCCAGCAACAAGCTATCCTTGATAATGAGCGCCCACCTGCCGGGGGTAACCGCTGATGGCCACTCGCCCTTTCTCCACGCTGTCTGCTAAGGTCAGCGCAAGCGTCCCAGGATGCCCCTACCCCCTGGTGGTGCAGTATATTCGTGATGCAGCTATTCGCGTCTGTGAGCGTGCTCTGGTGTGGCGCTACGAACAGCCCGCGTTTAGCTTGACCCCGGGTGTTTATCAGTATTCCTTCAACAAGCCGGATGATACGCAGGTGCAGGCAGTCCTATCTGCCACCCTGAACGATACCCCGCTTGAGGTTCTAACCTTAGATAACGCCACCAAGCTCTATCCCAAATGGCCGATTCTCTCGACCACCAGCACAGCTATTGCTGAGAATGGGACTGAACCTCGGTCGCTTGCCCAGGTGGATACCTATCGGTATGTAGTATTACCTGCGCCTGATGCGGCTGTAACCTACAGCCTCCGCATGATCTATGCCCTCAAACCATCTCGCAGTGCGCTTGAGATGGATGAATCTGTGTTTAACGAGTATGAGTTGCCAATCCTCCATTCGGCCCTTCAGAACCTTCTGGTGATGCCAAAGACTGAGTGGGCTGACCGCGAGCTGGCTACTTACCACGCCAAGCAGTTCGTCTTCACTATGGGTGAGGCTCGGGCTCAGGCCAATCTAGGTGTGTTCCGGGGTACCATGTCTGTGCGGTTCCCACCGTTTGCGTAGGAGTGACCCATGGACCCCCGCATAACCGATACCCGCATCCGTTTGGTTAAGAACGATACCGGGCCTCAGATTCAGGTTACCCTGACTGACGATGCTACGGGTGCAGCTATCAACCTGAGCGGTGCTACAGCCACATTGCACCTAAAATCCTTGGCTACGGGTACCGTGGTGCTTAGCCGGGCTATGACTATCCCCGGGGCAACCTCAACCCAAGGTATTGCTTTCGTGGTTTGGGGGTCTTCGGACCTTAACCAGACTCCGGGTGATTATGATGGTGAGATTGAGATAGTCTTTTCCTCCGGCATGCGGCAAACTGTGTATGATGTCCTGAAGTTCAGGATACGAGATCAGTTTGCGTGAGGGCAGACCCTACCATTGTCCGTATCAGGGCCATAATAAGGGCCGCAGTAGCTAATCCTGCGGTCAAGGCTAGTACTATAAGCGCAGCATTGTTGGTTCCTTATATCCGCATACGGACCACGCTGGGCCAATTCTTCAAGTTTGTCTCCCCCTCTGATTCGGTTTCCATCACTGAGGGGCAGAACTATTTTGCTGAGGATTATGTAGAGCCCGGATATATTGCTGTTCCGTTCTATATAAACTTCACTAAGGTTTTAACCGAAGCGGTCGCACTTGTTGATAACATCGTGCTGACAAGGTTTAAGACCTTTACGGATAGTAGCACTGCTTCGGAAAGCTCGGCACTTTTGGTTGGTAAGACGCCTTCCGAGGCTCTTTCCCTATCAGACACAGCTACTAGGGATTATACAAAGGCTGTTAGCGAGTTGGCGGCTTTGGCTGATGCCGCAACAACGGCCTTTACTAAGGGTCTGTCTGAAGCACCTTCTCTGACAGATGTTGTTGCTTTGTCAGCTAGGCTTGCTATTATAGAACAACCGGTAGCTTCAGATAGCGGTATCCTGCAAATGCAGGATTACTGCGCGTTTGACTACTTTGCTGAGGATTATGTGGGTGAATTCCGTACCTTTACTTGAGGAGCGACGCAATGGGAACGGTTGAGAAGTTAGGCTTGACGGGGCGCCTCACTATCGTCCTCAAGGGTGCTGATGGTAAAGTCAAGGAAACCCGTGAGGTTAAGAACCTAGTGGTGAACACCGGCCTTGGGCATATCACTGCCCGTATGGTTGGCACATCGCAGGGCGTTATGAGCCACATGGGGCTCGGCTCTGGCACTACGGCTGCTGCCGCAGGGAATACCGCCTTGGAAACCCCACTCGGTTCCCGTAAGGTTTTCGGTAGTGCCACGCGAACCGGATCAAATGACGAGAGTATCGTTTATATTACCACGTTTGATCCCGGCGAAGCCTCGGGAGCTGTGACTGAAGCGGGTATCTTCAACGCTTCTAGCTCTGGCGTTATGCTCTGCCGCACCGTTTTCTCCGTGGTTAATAAGGGTGCTTCCGATACCCTTCAGATCACTTGGACCGTGACCCTCTCGGCATAACGAGGTTCCAATGACCACTATCGTTACCCGTGCAGGTAAAGGGTCTCCCCTCACTAATACTGAGGTAGATACCAACTTTACGAACCTGAACAGCGACAAGCTGGAGGTTAATAACGCCTCTGCTACCGGTACATTCGGGCTAACCGGGACTTTGCAGGTCACGGGTGATAGCACCCTTAACGGTGCCGTAGTTATCAATGATGCTGGTGCTGATAAGGATACCCGCATCGAGGGTGACAACGATGCCAATCTGTTTTTCGTGGACGCTTCTACGGATCGGGTTGGTATCGGCACTGCTACGCTGAGCGTCAAATTCTCTATTGCTGCTACTGATGCTATGCTTGTACCTGTGGGAACCACTGGTGAGCGCCCTACCGGCGCCACGGGCTATTTGCGGTTCAATAGTAGCACCACCAGCTTTGAGGGCTACAATGGCACCGCATGGGGTTCCATTGGCGGTGGCGCCACGGGTGGCGGCGCGGATCAGATGTTCTATCTGAATGGTCAGACCGTGAATACCAGCTATTCAATTCCTGCCGGTCAGAATGCCGGTTCGTTTGGACCAATCACTGTGGCGAGCGGCGCGACTGTGACCGTTCCTTCAGGCTCAACTTGGACGGTGGTGTGATATGCCCGTAAAGCTTAACTCCACAGGTGGCGGCAGCGTCACCCTGACCACGCCCAGCACGGCGAGTGATTTCACAGTCACCATCCCTGCTGCCACTGGCACGGTAAATATGTCCGGGCTTGTTAATGAGGTACCAGTAGGTTCTGCTTCAGCGCCTTCAATTTACTCCACGGGCGACACCAACACGGGTGTATTTTTCCCAACCGCTGATACTGTTGCCTTAACCACGGGCGGCACCGAACGCATGCGTATCGACAGCAGCGGCAATTTGTTATTTAACTCCGGCTACGGCTCTGTTGCTACTGCGTATGGTTGCCGGGCTTGGGTGAATTTTAATGGCACGGGGACGGTGGCAATCCGCGCTAGCGGCAATGTTTCCAGCATTACGGATTTTGCCACTGGCGATTACCAAGTAAATATAACCAACGCCATGCCTGACGCAAATTACGCCTTTCAAGTAGCAGCGCAACGAAATTCGGCTGGCGCTAATATCGCTGTGGCGGCAGGGCAAGGTTCATCACTATACCAGACCGCATCTACCTTCAGGGTTTTAACGTACAATTCTGCTTTTGTTAGTGAAGACCCGCAAGCTGTTTTATGTGCAGTTTTCCGCTGATAGGATTTAGCCATGAACAAACGCATCATATTTCCCACAGACGAAGGCGGTGTCGCCATTATTATTCCCGCTTCTGAATGCGGTCTGACGATTGAAGAAATCGCCGCCAAAGATGTGCCGGAAGGTAAGCCATTCAAGATTGTGGATGTCGCGGAAATCCCATCAGACCGTCTGTTTCGGGCGGCTTGGACCTATGTGGAGGATGAACAATGATCCGCATTGACATCGCCAAAGCCAAAGCCATAGCGCATGATATGCGCCGTGCGGCCCGTGCGGATGAGTTCAAGCCGCATGATGAAATCATCATGAAGCAAATCCCTGGCATTGATGCTGTGGCTGCTGAAGCGGCTCGCGCTGCCATTCGGGCGAAATACGCTTTAATACAGGACGCAATTGATATTGCTGCGACGCCCGACGAAATTAAGGCCGCGCTAGGAGGTATCTGATGCCAATCACCATCTCAGGCTCCACAGGTATCGCGGGTGTTGACGGCTCTGCTGGCACCCCTGCTGTGCAAGGCACCGACACGAATACGGGGATATTCTTCCCGGCTGCTGATACGATTGCCTTTGGTGAAGGCGGCTCTGAGCGCATGCGTATTGACAGCAGCGGCAACGTGGGGATTGGGACGAGTTCGCCGGGAAATGCAAAGCTAAACACCCAAGGTTTTGGCTCTTATCGTGGTAACGCATACACGATTGCTTCTTTCGCGGCCAATTCGGCGCTTGCACCACTTAATATCGTTCAAGCTACAGACGGAACCATTCCCGGTATTTCTGCGGGGCAGAATAGTTCTGCTGTGTTTAACGCGTTAGGTTTTTACACAAGTGAAGCCGAACGTATGCGTATTGACACTAGCGGCAACGTGGGGATTGGGACGAGTTCGCCGGGAAGTGCTTATCGTTTAGCAGTATCTGGCAACAACACGGGCATGAGCATCCAAGACACCGGAAGTGTTGGTACTTGGCTTGATTTCAAAACTGGATCAGGGACTGTTCAAGGAAACATTTATTTTAACTTTACAAATGGATATATGACCTTTGGCACTGCTGCGGCTGGGAGTTCTCAAGTTGAACGCGCGCGCATCGACAGCAGCGGTGTTTTGCTTGTCGGGACAACGACAGGACTTGCTGGGCATACATTTCAAAATAGTAGCGGTGCTTCAACATATCGGCCCACGACAACCACCGGTTTTGGTGTTCATCATTTTTATTCTGATGTTTCAGGCACTAGCACCTTAAAAGCTTACGTTCAGGCAGATGGTACATATATTAACGCTTCAGATGAGAAGTTAAAAACAAATATTGTTAAAGCGCGCAGTTATCTAAATGACTTAATGAGGATTGAAATTGTTAATTACACATGGAAGGGAGGTGAAGATAATGAAAAAAAAATAGGTGTTATTGCCCAACAAGTAGAAAGCGTGTTTCCATCATTAGTAAAAGAAGTAATTGGAAGCCCAGCAACTGGCGAAACACAAAAAATGCTTCCGCAGGAAGTGTTTATACCTATGCTTATTACAGCCATTCAGGAATTGAAGGCTGATAATGACGCTATGAAAGAACGTATTGCCACACTGGAGGCCAAGTAATGTCCACACTCGCCGCCACCACCCTCAAGCACGCATCCTCCGCCAGCAATAACATCGTGCTTACAAGCGGTGGGGGTGTGGGGATTGGGACGAGTTCGCCTAGAGCGCAAACCCATGTTTTTGGCCTTGGTCAAACAACGGCTGCTTTAACAGATGCGGGTAATCGCGGCGGTATGCTGCGTGTATCAGACAACAGCACTTCGGCAGGTGCTGGTGGTGCAATTCTGTTTGCTAGCGCTCAAGGGGATACTGCAAACAGTACGGGGTTTGCCGCAATAAAAGGATTATTGTCTGACGGAAGTGGCAATACTGTGGGTGATTTATCGTTTTCCACAAGAAACGGCGCCGCTGATACTTCGCTCACTGAACGCATGCGTATCACGAATGGCGGCAACGTGGGGATTGGGACGAGTTCGCCTTCGGCATACGGCCTGACAGTAAGTAAGGCTTCTGGTGCCGCAGGAATGCAAATTGCGTCAGGGGCTAATAATTCTGACTTTGTAATGAGTGGAACCGATTTATATATAGCAAATAATGTAGCGGGAACAATTCAATTTTATATTAACTCCGCCGAACGCGCCCGCATCACCGCTGGTGGTCGCATTGGCATCAAGACCTCGGTGCCGACTTCGTTGCTCACGATCAGCACGCCGGGCGACACAGAAAACATTACAAAATTGACGATCAATGGGTACGGCGACTTTCGCGGCTACGGCTGCATCATGCAGCCGAATAATGATACCAATTGCGTGCCGTTCCTTTTTACAAATGCGGCAGGAACTATTGTCGGGTCCATCAGCACAAATGCTAGTGGAACCTCATTTACTACATCCTCCGACTACCGCCTCAAGCACGATGTGCAGCCGCTAACCACCGGCCTTGCCACCATCGCTGCGCTTAAGCCGTCAACCTACAAGTGGAACGCTGACGATAGCCACGGCGAAGGCTTTATCGCGCACGAACTTGCGGAACACATCCCGCACGCCGTGACCGGCGAGAAGGACGCGGTGAACGCTGACGGCTCCATCAAGCCGCAGGCCGTGGACTACAGCAAGATCGTGGTCCACCTCGTCGCAGCCATTCAAGAACTCAAAGCAGAGTTTGACGCATATAAGGCAGCACATCCATGAAACTCGAACTCACCATCAACGATGTCAACACGATCCTGCAAGCGTTGGGCAATGCGCCATACGCACAGGTCTTTGAACTCGTAGAGAAAATCCGCACCCAGGCGCAGGCACAGGTGCAAAGCACGGAGCAACAAAATGGCTAATGCCTACACCTGGGTCATTGAGGCGATGGATTGGGGGTAAGTAATGGTCCAGATTAGCGAAACTGAAGCTCGCTTAAACTCACATGAGGTTGTGTGTCAGTTGCGCTATGAGGCCATCAATGCGCGGCTAAAGCGGCTTGAGATAATCCTTATGGTGACAGCGGGTGCGATTATTACCGGCTTGGCTGGCATAGCTTTGAAGCTGCATTAGCCATGGAGTTGCCGAAGCTTACCCCTGTCATTCAATTTGCCACGGCCAGCTTTGCGCTGGCTGTTGGCGGTTATACGGCTGGCGAGAAGTTTGGGTGGTTCAAGAATGAGATCATTGCCTGGGCGCCGCAGCATTTCAGAATTGTCGATACCAAGATCGGGCAGCCTGTTACAGTAACTGTGGCGCGCATTAAACGGCGGGATGATTGTTCCGTGGAAGACTTTGATGTGACGGTGAGAGATAGCGCCAGTGTTATACACTCCGCCACACCAAGCATGACGCAATTTACGGGGCCAGCAGGGCCAGAGGTTGATACATTTACTTATTTATTGGACATATCCGATAAGGAAACCATAGCCCCTGGCCGGGCAACGCTGCTGGCCACGATCAAATACAAATGCCCTGAAGGTGAACGGACTGTTACTTATCCCCGGCACCAGAACCTGACCTTTATGCTGGAGAAGTGACATGGAAAGCCTGCTGAACCTTGTGCGTACAGTCGCTCCCAGCATCGCCAGCGCCGTGGGTGGCCCTTTGGCTGGCATGGCCAC